GGGACTGTTGGTACCACGCTACTAAGGAAAATAACGCCTAATAGTGTCGGTCGGGTATGACTCCCAACCAAGAGTTATGCACTCTTTTATCCTGCGAGTAATCCTACCTCGCAAGGGTACCCTACCACCCTGGTAGCCCATTAACCCTGCAGTTACCTGCAAAGTTGTGCTACCTTTCTCAGCAAGAACCGAGGCAAATGCAGGCACATCCTGATACGGAATCGTAACTAAGCCGTGAGGCTCAGCTATCAATTTCGCGAGGGATGTCCTAGTGAAATGCCAGGACGCGTCATATTGTTGTGTGATTCGCAATCGAAAGTATTTTATCCTTCCGTTACGACACATTTTGACGCGCGTTGGATAATCGAGTGCCCTTGATAGTGGGAGTTTAACCCCGCTTTCTAGGTCATCTGTATCCAGAACGAACTTACCGTCCCGCACCTCATCCATTTTCATGGCATAAGTTAAGGGACTAGGAACGACAAACTCTTGCCGTAGGAAACCCCACAGGCAATTATAAGCGTCCTGAAGAACAAGTGTTTGCTTGTCCAAACAGTGATATGAGATCCGGTTCATATAGAACCATAAATCCACAACTGATTGGCACCTACGCTTTAACACTACAGGGCGAATGTTTTTGCCGTTGTATGCGTCTACGCCACATGATTCACGAAAGGGTCCGTCAGTAAAGGTTTTATCCTTATTAATGGAGAAGCCAAAGAAATTTAAGGCTTCAATTACCCCTGGTGCATCACTGCTGGGACAAATAATATCGTCCCCGTAAACGCTAAACAAGTCCACTTGGCCCGAACCCTGATCTATAACAGCACGCGTAATCGCGGCAAAGATCAGAGATTCAAGCTCGAATGTGAACCCATTTCCCATAGAGCTGAACTGTTCATATTCTATCACTTTATTGTCGAAACCTTGCTTCGGGAAGTTAATCAACCCTAACTCGGCTCTAAGACATGATAAGAATGTGAACCACTCCACCGGCAGCAGCAATTTCACGACGTTATACGCTAACGTACAGGACGCGTTCTTAAGATCTAACGTGGCAATCAAGCCCGTCTTAGATCCTTCGAGCGCAAGACCCTGGTTAACGCTTTGGTCGTAAAGATTAATGCCGTAATGGTGAAGCATACGTTTCAGCATACTACCAGCGCTCTTCTGTAGGACACCATTAATGGTATTCTCCATAGAGATGCTGCGCTTGGTTGTAGCGGATTTGGGTACAACAGAGACCGCATTCATATTATTAATGCCTACACATTTATCGACGACTTGTCGCACGATATCTTCACCGTTCCATAGTATTTGCATACTACAGGCGAGTGTATCCCACCAATTTGCGTCCATTGGACACAGGTGAGACGTGTAAAGCATTTTCAACCACGAATGGTTTGATAATAGAAGAGGTCTAACAAATGGTAAGGCTGAAGAGGTAACCAAAAGGTTCCTCGACATTTTATGAGGCGTAGAGCATTGCTGCTTTAGCATTGGCGATATAGTATTCGCCGAGCGCGCTTTCATTTTACGCTGTTCAGTTGTCTGACCAGGGCCGAACTCACTTGCACGATTAATAACCTGCTCCAACTTGTCTGACGTAAAATCTCCAATCACTTGGTAGATAATCGATCTGACTCGATAGATTAGGTTTCGTTGCGCATCGGTCATATGCGAGACGTCAATCCACTTTCCGGGCGTGTCGAAACACGTTTGGAAGCGGGCATTCGTCTCTTGGCATTGCTTTTCACCCTCCATGAGGGTGTCTAGCGCTGCCTGCGTCGTTTTCAAATCATCCCCTGCAAAAGGGACTTTCGAAAACAGGCTACGCATCTGGTAAACCAGACTTATAACCTCGACCGTGGATTCAACTTTGAATCCCTTTAACCACATGTCGCACGCCTTTTTAATGCGCTCCTGTACCTCTGAAAACGGAATGTCTTCTGAGAGTAAGTGCGTCACAATTAAGCGCAGGGCCCGTGGCATAAGTGCATTATATGCAAGAGTATTAATAACCTTACGGTACATTAACTCCTCTTGAACGGGATCGAAAGCCGTCTTCCCTATGGAACGGAAAGAAGTTTCGTTTAAGTGTTTTGCAGACTGCATAAACCTGATCCTCATAAACCGGATGATTAACTTAGTTAGGTAAATAACCTGACTTAAACAGCGCTGGCGTTTCTGCATTTTGCAAAATACCAACTGCATCGTCGATCATTGCGGTCATATCGGCATCAGACATGCCTTTCGGCAAGCTGCAGGAGATTGTCAAATTCGCTGACGCAATCGTTTCATTTGGCGTGCCTGCATAGCAGACAACGTCACGAACACGAAGAACGTCACTTTTATTGACAGTCTTACCTTTGCCCTGAGTACGGCGGAAAACAACTAAAGA